CCAGCAGGCTGTCTTTTATTCGCTGCCCAGCGGCAATCTCTTCTCCGCGCTAGACGAAACCGTCAGCGACCGCAACGACTACATCCTTTCGTCAACTGCTGGTCAGGTTTACCAGACGACCCTGTCTCCTGTCGCACAACCCGGCGCGGGCACGAATATCGATTTCAACTTCGATGCTGAATCACCAGAAGATTCTGGGTCGATAAAGTTTGATCTGCTGAGTGGGCCGACGACAGTTAAATCGCAAACTGTGCCGCTCGCAAGAAATTGGGCCGGCAGGATTCGCTCGCCTCAGTTGCGTAAGCAGCCGCAGGGGAATGCACAAATCGACCCTAGAGTTGATCTTGTGTGGACTCCGTCGCAGTCATTAGGGTGGACTCGTGGGGCAAACGGCGCTATTAAATATGGGAGAAATGGCGCAGCGTGGAACGTAGCAGCATCATCAAGCGCATTTTTATCTACGGCTAATACCGCAAAATCGGCAGCGATAACACTTATCGCGGTCGTAAAGTTTAATTCGCTTACCGCAACAACCTTCAGTGGCTCCTCGACTGATAATGGCGCTGTAATTTACTCACAGCGTACTCTTGATGTTGACAATAGCCCAACTCTTTGCGTAAGCGGCAGCTTTACGGGCGGCCCAATGCGCGTCTGGTTTGGCAGAGATACATCCGGAGTGGCATTTGGTAAAGCAAACACACTTGTAACAATTCAAACTGGAGTCTGGTATTCAATCGCAGTTAGTTGTGATGTTAATGGTGTTACTGGAATTGTTGTGAATGGGTTGTCCAACGCAACTCAAGTTTCAGTTGCGGGATCTTGGTCAGCAGGATGGAGCGGCGCAACCGCTTATGTCGGTACACAGCGGCTGTGGCCTGCTGCCGCAAACGACGACGCGAACATAGAAGTATCGCTGTTTGCGAGAATCCCGCAAAACATACGCGAGAGCGAGCTAGTCTCGCTGTCTAACAACCCGTGGCAAATCTTCCGACCACCAGCACGCGCAGTCTGTTTTCCGAGTCCTGCTCAGACCAGCTTTGCAATCACACCATCCGATTATTCGGTAATCAGTAGCTGGCCCTGGACGCCGACGCTGAAAGTAACTTCGCTTTAATGATGCAGAAAGGGGCGTGATCAAGATGGCAACCACGCGTCTTTACTGGCTTGAGCTTAAGTCTTCGTCCGCGGCGGCAAGCTCAGCGGTCACGATCCCCGGCAACCTTGGTGCCGCAGCAGCCGCGGGCCAGACCGCATCGATCGCGGTGGCTCAGACGATCGCAGGCAACCTGGGCGCATCGACTGCTGCAGGCGCAACCGCATCGATCTCGGTTTCGGTCGTAATCGCCGGCAAGGTCGGCGCGGCAGCGGCCACCGGTCAATCGGCGAGCGTGCTGTCGGCGACGACAATCGCAGGCAACGCCGGCGCGGCAACGGGCGCCGGCCAGGTTGCGCGAGTCGGCTCGCAGGTCGTTATCGCCGGCAACGTCGGCACATCGACCGCAGCAGGCGCAGTCGCATCGATTCGCGTGTCGACCGTCGTCGCTGGCAACCTGGGTGCCGCAACAGCAACCGGTCAAGCGTCGAGCGTCCTGTCTGGTAACGCGATCGCCGGCAGCGTCGGCACGGCAACGGCAACCGGCCAGGTCGCGCTGATTGGATCGCAGCTCGTTGTAGCGGGCAATACCGGCACCGCAGCCGGCGCGGGACTTACCGCATCGGTTGCTGTGTCGACCGTTGTCGCTGGCGCCGTTGGCACCGCGACCGCGGCCGGGTTTGCAGCCGGCATTCTGTCCGGCAACCAGATCGCAGGTAACGTCGGCGCGGCGACTGGCTCAGGCCAAACCGCACTTATCAGTCAGCAGCTCATCATCGCCGGCAACGTCGGCACGGCGACTGCAGTCGGCGCAGCGGCGCTCGTTGGCTCGCAGCTAGTCATCGCGGGCACGGCCGGCGCAGCAAGTGCTGCCGGTCAGCTTGCAACGATATCGGCGCCCACGCTTGTGCCGGCATCGGTCGGCGCAGCAACCGGCTCGGGGCTGACCGCAAGCGTTGCGGTGTCCACCGTTATCGCAGGGACGGCCGGCAACGCTGCAGGAACGGGCCAGGCTGCTGCCGTGCTGGCTCAGGTGGTGCTGGGTGCCAACGCCGGCGCCGCGGCCGCTACGGGGCTTCCTGCGGGTATTGGATCGGGTGGCGTCGTCGCCGGCAATGTTGGCGGCGCAGTCGCGATCGGTTCTACCGCGCAAATCTTCGTGTCGAGCATCGTGCCTAGCGCGGTCGGTGCTGCAGTCGCGACCGGCCGACTGTCTGCCGTCGCGCTCTCGACAATCATCACGGGCAAGGTCGGCGCGGCAAACGCCGCAACTTTTGCCGCGTCTGTGCCGAATGGTTTGCCAGGTCTGCTGGGAACCGCAAGCGCGACCGGGCTGCAGGCAGGCGTGTTCACGCTGCCACGTCTGCCAGGCGCAGGCGGGTCGTGGGGTGCAAACGTACACGCGATGCGCACGGCGCCGACGGCAACATCGCGCACCGTTAGCGCAGCGCAAGACAGAACATCGACCGCGCCTTATCGGCGCAGTGCGTAAGGGGTAGTAATGGGAATCGGACTGATTGAGCAGACCGCACCGAGCGTCGAGCCGGTGACCGTCGCTGAGTTCAAGCTGCACTCGCGCATCGGCATCGACACAGACGACTCGATGATCTCGATTTACATCACCGCTGCGCGGCAGCAGGCCGAGCAACTCACTGGCAGATCACTGGCGCCGCGCACGATGATCCGTTATTACGACGACTTCCCTGACTCAATTGAGATACCAAAGGGGCCGATCACGTCTGTCGACTGGATCAGGTACGTCAACATCGCGGGCACGTTGACGACGCTCAGCGCATCGACTTACACGCTTGACGCGTCGCAGCTCAGTGCCTGGGTCATCCCGTCATATGGCTACACCTGGCCCGCGACATTGACTACGACTAACGCGGTTGCGATCCAGTACCAGTGCGGCTACACGGCATCGACAATCCCGGCTTCGATCAAGGCGTGGATTTTGCTGAAGGCTGGCACGCTCTACGAGAACCGCGAGGCAGACTCTGAGAAGCCGGTCGAGGCGAACCTGTTCGCCGATTCGCTGCTCGCGCGCTACGTCGTGAGCGAGCTGGCCTGATGAAAGCCGGCAACCTATCGTCGGTCGTGACTGTGCAGACGCGGTCATCGACGGTTGACAGTGTCGGCCAGCAGTCAACGACGTGGACCGACCTATTTACCGACCGCGCTGACATCAGGCCGATGAGCGGGCGCGAGATGTTCGCAGCGCAGGCCGTGCAGTCTGAAGTCACGCATCAGATCACGATGCGCTACCGGCCCGAGTGGGGCGTCGGCAAGACGGCAACCTCGTATCGCATCCTGTACGAGTCTCGGGTGTTCGACATCCGCGCGGTACTTGAGGAAGGTATGCGCAGCCGCGAGGTGCGCATCATGGCAAGTGAGGGCCTGACGAATGGCTAACGTTCAGATGAGCGGCATGGCTGAGCTTGCTGAGTCGCTGAAGCAATTCCCGGTGAAACTTGAGGTGCAAGTCATGGCATCGGCGCTGCGCGGTGGCGCAAAGGTCGTGCAGCAGCAGGCTGTAGCCAATGCGCCAGTCGACTCTGGTGATCTTCGCGACTCGATCAAGATCAAGCGCAGGACGAACAAGCGAACCGGATACCTAAACCTTCAAGTCGTAGCGGGCAATAAAAAAGCCTGGTACGCGCACATCGTTGAATTCGGCGCCAAGGCGCACGTCATTCGCGCAAGCAAGAAAAAGTCGATGCTGATCTCGACGATCCTGCGCGAGATCGTGCATCACCCAGGCGTCAGACCGAGCGGCTTCATGCGCCGCGCATTCGACCAGACCGCGACAAGCGCAGTCGAGGAAGTGGCGCGCTTGACGCGCAAAGGTGTCGAGCGCCTTGAGTGGCGCAGAAACAGAGGGCGCATCTGATGTCGATCGAGTCAGCAATCGTCGCGCGGACTGCGGCGACCGCAACCCTTGTCGCCGCGATTGCTAATCGGATGTACAACGGCGTCGCGCCTGCCAATGCAACTCGACCGCACGTTGTGTTCGACATGATCGGCGGCGAAGGTCGCCAGCGTGCGATGGGCGACGCCGTCAACCTTGTGCGCCAGCGCGTGCAGTTCACTGTCATCGCGACGACGGCAACGAGCGAGATCGCAACGCACGCAGCTTTACTCGACGCGTTCGATTGGTACAACGGCACGATTGGCGGCACCGAGATTCTCAACGCCTTCGCCGACGACGGTCGCCAGACCATCGGCTCAGAGCAGTGGCTACCCGACACGCGGGTCTCGTCTCAAGATTTCATCTTTCTCTATCGCGAGTGACGCATGGCAAATACCGTACTTACTAACGCCGGCTTGTGGGTGGCCGAGTACAACCTCGCCGGCGACGCGAATATGCTGAGCCTGGGCGCCGCTGCCGAATTGCTCGACGATACGGTGATCGGTGACTCGGCACGCAGTCG